CGGGGGGGCACCCGTGGCAGTGCACATCCTCCTTGACCTTGCCAAGATCAAGGATTCTTCCCATAGGAGCAACATGCCTTACACCCCTGAGTCTCCGTCTCTCAAAGTTCGTCAGAGAGATGTTTCACACGGCACACTGACGTATCAGAATAGCAACAGCTATACTAATCCGTTCAGTGGACAAGAAACCATTTATTATGGTAACATTGGCCGTCAGGAAGTGTTTGGCAGGCAGATTACTGCCTCTGAAGGGCACCCATTCTCCGCTTCTCGCGGGTATGATGGGTCTGACCAGGGTGGTCCTTTTGAGACCACGAAGCGATATCTCTCGTCAGATCGGTGGGGTACCAACCCCATCCGTTTCGGACATGCAGATCTACCGCTTCGTTCTCTGACCGTTAAGCTTAATCAATCCGATAAGCTTATCTACAACGGTCATACCCTGCCGTCAGTGGACGTGTTGTTTGGTTACCCTGAGCCTGCTCCCAGTTCAAACTGGGAGTTGATAGCAAAAGGTACAACAGCCATCGCACGGACGAAGCCCACGAACTCTGTAGCCGACCTCTCGGTGTCCATCGCGGAACTACTTCGCGAGGGACTCCCATCGTTACCGGGAAGGTCACAGTGGGAATCGCGCACTCAGATAGCGCGCGGTGCCGGTTCTGAGTATTTGAATGCTCAGTTCGGTTGGCTACCTCTTGTAGGTGAAGTCCAGAATCTTGCCAAAGTCGTAAAAGACGGCGACAAGATTTGGAAACAATACAAGAGAGACGCCGGACGATTGGTCCGGCGTCGATACGAGTTCCCAGATGTTATCTCCGAGCCCGTTGTTCTCAAGAAGCAGGAGGGGGTATTCCCCTACCCTTCTCCGAGCTCGTATTTCTTCGAGGGCAATTCCGCCGGAGGAACCCTAACCGTGAAGCGCCATAAGCGCCAGCGGGTATGGTTTTCGGGTGCGTATACCTATTATCTCCCAGAGGATGATAATGGTCTCGTGGCTACCTTTTTGAGGGATGCCGCGAAGGCTCGTAGACTCTACGGCCTTACGCTAGACCCTGAGGTTCTTTGGAACCTCACTCCGTGGAGCTGGGCCACCGATTGGTTTGCAAACACAGGAGATTTGATTTCGAATCTCTCGGATTTTGCAACCGATGGCCTGTTGTTGCGGTATGGATACGTTATGGAGGAAACCATCGTATCCGATGAATACACCCTTGACGGTATCAGGTGGAGTTGTAATCCTCCACCGCCGTCAAGCCTCACTGTTTGTAACGTCACTAAGACGCTCAAGCGTGTGAGGGCAACACCCTATGGGTTTGGTCTGACGTTTGAGGACTTCAGTCCTCGTCAGATCGCGATCATGGCCGCACTTGGTATCACGCGGTTTTCATGAAATCCACTTACGTGAACTCCCTGTTTGCGTGAGTAGTGCATTGCCACAACGACACCCGCCGCCTAGCAAATCGCTAGGTTGCTGAACCGGATCCCTTCGGGGATCCAGATGGAGCGCTGCTTTATGTTCGCTGACCAGTCTGTCACCATTGCTGGTTCTGCTGTTGCACTTCCCCGAGTCTCCTCGGAGAAGAACTCCGGAACTTTCAAGTCCAATGATGGGCTTGTTACCGAGACCGTCTCCCACACCTACGGGCGACGCAATCGGCGCATGTTCCGGCTGGACCACTCTAAGGTGGCTCCAGACCCGCTCATCTCGTCTACGAACATCGTTCATTCGATGGGTGTCTACCTTGTGGTGGACACGCCGCTGACGGGTTACACGGTTGCACAGCAGAAGGAGGTTATCGACGGGCTGATCGCCCAGTTGAACGCCTCCTCGGGTGCTCTCATCACCAAGTTCCTTGGTGGCGAGAACTGACAGAACTGGACCATAACCTGGTCTAGGGAAAGCGATCATTTAGCACAGTATCGTGCTAGCCCCTACATTGAAAGGAGCAGTCGATGAAAAGACTGATGTCGCTCTACACTGTACTTCTCGAAGAATTGGGAAGTATGATGAGCACCAGCACATCGAGAGATCTTGAAACAATCTCTCGGCGGGTCGAGACCGAAGGGCTATCGTTTTTGACGATAACCCTGCCTCAGTTTTGTGACGATTTTCAAATGTCACTCGACAGAGGTTTTGTTGACTCTGAAGTCTTTCGGGCATTTCATCGTCCGAAAGACTCGTGGCTCCCTGCATTCCTGCAAGGTTTCACAAGTCAGGTCTTTGACCCGGCTACTGGTATCCTTCTCGATATACCGAACCCGGATGCCATCCGCGCTGTGCGCCAACTCACGTTGGTTTACAGCAAAATCAACATTCCCTGCAGCGATGCAAGGAATGGGAAGGCAATCCGAGCGTATGTCGAGTGTGAGAAGAAAGTCAGGGAGACTAACGTCCGACTTGGTGATATTCACTATCGCCGCTTTAGTCGGATTTTTAATCTCCTTTTTGGTGACGTACTCTCTCGATGTGACGAGGCTATCTATCACCTCGTTACAGGAGGAGGGCGTTCTTACGAACGCGTACGTCCCAAGCACGGTCCAGGAGCCACCGCTGATCGCCTCATGGGCAATCAAAAATGGCACAATAGAATCTGGACCGAGCGCCTCGAAAAGATCATGCCGGCTGGAGAGATGCTTCTTCCCAACTGGCGACACTTTGATCTGCTCGAGGAGATCGACTTTCTCGAACCTGGCGAAGAGCGACCCGTCAGGGTCATTCTTGTGCCTAAGACGCTCAAGACACCGCGCATTATTGCCATCGAGCCAACTGCAATGCAATATTCGCAGCAGGCTTTGGCTTCAATGCTCGTGGAAGAGATAGCAATTTCGCAAATCTCTCCCATGATCGGATTTGACGACCAGACGCCTAACCAGCATCTGGCCGCAATGGGCTCCGCGACGCGGGGCCTAGCAACACTGGACTTGTCCAGTGCATCCGACCTTGTCTCGAATCAGCTTGTGGTCGAGATGCTTAAACGCTACCCCCATTTTTCGGAGGCCGTTCAAGCATCAAGATCCCTCAGAGCTGATGTGCCTGGCTACGGTGTTATGCCGCTAGCCAAGTTCGCATCTATGGGTTCGGCGCTAACATTCCCCATTGAAGCAATGGTCTTTTTAACACTGACCATAATGGGTGTCTGCCAAGCGTCAAGGATTCCGCTAGAGTCGGTTACCCGGAATGATATACTCCGGCTTAACCGATCTGTGCGCGTCTATGGGGACGATATTATTTGCCCCACAGACAGTGTGCGAGAAGTGACCAACTGCCTCGAGACCTATGGTTTCGAGGTAGGACTGCGCAAGAGTTTCTGGACTGGTTCGTTCAGAGAGTCATGCGGGAAGGAATTCTACGACGGGCACGATGTGTCCGTTGTGAAGTTGAGAAAACTTCTTCCTTCGTCACTTCGGGACGTTGACGAGTGTGTCTCGACGGTGGCTTTCAGAAACCTACTATATTCTAGTGGGCTCTGGGCAACCGCACGTTACCTGGATGATAGATTGGAAACTATCTTCCGGGGGAACTACCCTTCGGTAGCTCCCACCTCGCCGGTCCTGGGTAGACATGCGTATTCCGGATATGATTCGGAACGCATGCATGCTGATCTGCATAGCCCCATGGTTAAGGGTTATGTAGTGCATGCTCCTCTTCCACTAAATCCTGTGAAAGATGAGTCTGCCCTCCTCAAGTACTTGCTGAAGAGGGGTTCTGAACCCTTTGAGGACAAGCACTTGGAACGTTCTGGACGTCCTGATGCCGTCTACATAAAGCTCAGGTGGGCCTCTCCCTTCTAGGGAGAGGTGTGACCGGTTGGCACCGGTCACTTGTGGAGGAGGCGGAGTCAGTCTCCTCGGAGACTGATCCCGC